CCCCCTTTCCCCCCCCTTGCTGTAACGTCGGTGCGAGCTCGCTAATGAACTTTCTGTGATGCTCTGGCTCACAGAAAGGAAACTAACTACTTAAACCAATCGTTGCCCCTGGGGGCGGGGAGGGGGTGGCGCGCGCTGTCTATGTATTCAAAGCTGGGAGGGGGCAAGTGAGGGAGTGAGTATGCTTATTTGATTGCGGTTGACCATGACTCTATTCCCCTTCGGGAATAGCTCATTAGTTAAATATAAGGGTAAGTAAAGAGGTTTATGTATTCTGGATTGTGACTATAACTATACTACTATACTATACATATATTTATATATATAGATATACAAGTATAATTATGAAGATAGGAAGAATGTTTAGTATTGATGTTGAATTAGCAAAGAAACTCCAAGATGTATCTAATGCTAGTGGGCTTATCAATGATTTATTACTAAACCACTACCGCATAGAGAAAGAAAAGGCATTAACGCCTGAAATGAAGGCTAAGGCCCAAGAACTACTAGAACTCAAACATAAGAGGTCTATTGAATCGGCTAAGCGTAAGGTTGTCATAGCTAAGAAGCGTAATGAATTAGATGCTGGTAAGATTACAGAGGATGAGTATTGGAAATTTGTGGACGGTGGTGTAAAATGACTAAAATAATTACTTGCTTCCATGATTATAAAATATGATTATGCTCTTCGCACCAAGCATCCGAAGCTCCCATACTATTAAACGGCATTATCCACGTTGCTTCTTCCTCACATCCCGGTTGATTACATTTCCTTTCCATGAGTATAAAATGTGGGCGTTTCAGCTTCTTGGCCCCTTCGCGCCCACATCCTCGTCTTTCCGAGTGTCATCTACCGGATATTTTGCGACTTGGGATTTTACACCTCCGGGCTTAATTACGGCTTAGCCAAACCCAAAGCGCCCGCCCGGATTCGAACCGGGTTCAGGGGGAATCTAATTCCGATATGAGTTCCCATCTCTTCTCTCGGGCGCATTATACGTCATTTGACTCACCAAGTGCCGCATTACCTACTATTTAGTTGAAACATTCGTATTCATTAACTAGGTCGAACCTTGAGTTGTCTTGGTACTTTCCACCAATCTTGAACGAGTCAATCTTTTCGTTTTGCAATAATCCCTTAAGTAGTTCATATGCTTTCTTGCCCGTTTGCTTAACTTTCTTAATTGCTTCATTCATCTAACAAAGTAAGACCGAGTTTATACGCACCAACAAGTTCTTGTAGTCTCTCACATATGATACGTCCATAATCGTCACCAGCTTCTACTGGGATGTCATCACCAGCAATCTTCAGAAGACATTGACAAACAATAGAGTTATTCCTGTCTTGATTTAAAGAAGGTATTGGGGTCTTTCCCATATTTGTTCCTTCTGTAACAATAGTTCCCTTCACAGCGCTAGTCATATCAACATTAGTAATATTAACATACTTACCCTTCTGTTCAATAACAACCGAGACTTCTCCACCAACGCCAACATCCTTCTCAAGATAATCAACCTCTTGAGACTGCCACTTAGTATTAAGCGTTGCTTCGTAAGTTTCGTTTTGGTCTGGTTTCTGATACTTAACAATCACCAAACCCGAGGGCTTCTTATCTATTGCGTTTATTCTTATTTTTTCCATCTTTCACACCTCCTTTCAGTATTTCGAGTATTTGTAGTAAGTCAAACTCTATTCCTCTTATGTAGCAGTTTCTTGATTGTTCTAAGGACAACTGCTCTTCCTTAATCTCCATCAGTCTTCTAAGAAATTTCATATCAACCCCTCGCCTGCGAGTTCGTCGATTGCTTCAATCTCATATACTATATGGTGTTTATCCCCTTCATTTCTAATCTCTTCCTTCAACTCCTTAATAAATTGCTTGACTTTCTTTGTTCTCAAAATACTTTCACCACATCCAAAATCTTTACAACTAGTACAAGGCTCAATTTCATCACTCAAACTCATCGCCCACACCTCTTCAATAATTCCTCACAACAATCAATCCAAGACCATGTCTTCCGTGTCTTTAATCCCATCATCTTAATATATAATTCGTCATCGATTGGGAATTGTATTGTTTTAACCATATATATACATATATACTACCTATTTAAATGTATCGGTTCGTGATTTTTCCCATTGTTCATAACTTCTTACCGCTTTTGTTAAGTCTCCAGTTCGGTATCTTATACATGCTTCATATTGTCCGAAACAAATAAACTCCCATTCAGCGTCGTAACATTCAGGTATATGCGGACACTCCTTCATATACTCAAACTGTTTATTTCTGTGTCTCAAAATATCTTCTTCCAGGAATCCCCGATATTTACTTGCATCCCCTCAACCGCCTTCCAGTCATCACTAATGTTTATCTTAGCAGCGTCGATAGCTTTCCAATCGTCGCCTATGTTTATCTGTGCATTAGTTCCAGCAACAGCCTCGGTGTAATAAATCTTCACTCTAACAAAGTCGCATCCCATAAAAGGTCCTCCTCCTTGGTCTATACATTCAAATCTTGCTCTAAAATTTGCATTTGAAAACTCTCCATCATCCCACGTTCTACTCCACTTATCTGTTGAACCTCCATAAGTTTTTGTTGTGTCAGAATTTCCATAAGTATCTTGTTTATTTGTGTTTGTGTAACTTCCTCCACCATTCCACGAACACTCTACTTCGATTGTCCCAGTTCCCGCCAAAGTTTGTGCATCAACTTTAATTTCTATTCCGTCGATTGTTGCTCCTGCTGGAATATTAAATGTATAATCAAAATAGTCTTGAGATTCTCCATCACTTAGAAGTGCAAAACTTCCTCCATCTGCAAAAGCATCTTCTGGATCTGTCCAATCATTATGATCATCTCCAGTATCTGTTGGAGAATGAAATCCTGTGTCTGCCATTAAGCCGTGTACTGAACATAGAGCGTCCCAACAGGAAAGCCCGACGCTGCTGGTGGTGTATCGTCTGTGTTGTATAACACATTTGGAACATAGGCCGTATCAGCCGAGGAATTATCCCCAGTTAAACTAAGCCCCACCCCTACATCCGCTGCCGAATTTAATAAATAGTCGGTGTGAGCTTGCGTGTTGTCTAATGCGTGGGCTGTATTAACAACGTGCTCATCATACATCGTCGTCGTCATAACTCCAGCGTTCGTCACATCCGCAGCAGCAATCGTATCATTACTCCCGTCGCTCGATTGAACATCGACATTAGTTGGGGCTTCGACTATTGTAATATTTGTTGAAACATTCGTATCCTTTAATGTGTTCGCTACTATCTCATCCCACTTAGCAGAACCCAACAAACCAGCGTCAGTAGTATCCGCTTCAATTAATGTTGCATCCGTCCCATCCGAAGAAGCCACCACCATCGTCGTCGCATCAATTGCCCCTAGTGATAGGTTAGTTGTTACGTTGTGGTCTACATCCGTGTTCTTTAGAGAGTTCGCTACTATCTCATCCCATTTATCACTTCCTAAAATCCCTGCGTTTGTAGTGTCTGCTTCAACGAGTGTTGCATTACTACCATCAGAAGAATTAACATCAATCGTCGTCGGTGCCCTAGTCCCTGCGCTTAGGTCAGTTGAAACATTCGTATCCTTTAATGTGTTAGCCGCAACTTCCGCTGCAGTAACCGTCGTCGTCTTAATCCCCTTAGCTCCCCCATCTCCTTGCGTTAGTGTTTCATCAGTTAAGTTTGCCCCTGCCGTTACGTCACCAATTCCTACGTTGTCATCGACGTACTTCTTAGTCGCTGCCTCTTGGTCTGCCGTTGGATCCACAACCCCAGTAATTTTATTAGTGTTCATCTTAAGAACTTTCCCTGGTTCTAATCCCACACCCAAATCTCCTGCAGTTGCGACCAATCCAACTTTCTTATCTTCATCAAAATAAACAAATTGGTCTAAAATATTAATGCAGTCAGGTGTTATTAATTGTGTACATCCTGTCCCTGCGTTTACTTCCCATAATCCAGTTCCCGGGTTATCATCAACATATTTTTTATTAGCAATGTCAGAATCGTTTACAGGGACTTTCTCAACAGTCCCTTCCTTTGTTGCTACATTTTTTCTTACTGCGAAGTCATCTAGAATCCCTGCGGACTTGTGCCCACCAGTCCCTCTTCCAGTCATCTTAGTTTTTGGTCTTATGTATGGATTTTTCTTAAATACCATATAAAAATAACGTAACCTAGTTTATATAATTGTCTCTCCGATGATTGAAGGGTCGGTGCCACCTGCTGGAGCTCCTGCTTCTACTTTTGCATAGTATGCGTACATTCTATTTGCTAAACCAGCTCCAGCCCCCCATGGGTCATCTATTGTAGATGCAGTATCCGTGTCTGAACCCGCCCCTCCCGACGTTGCTTGGTCTGTGTTTGTTGTTGTTGCTGTACCGTCTAGTTGCACGCATATCCAATAATCTGTACTTGCTGAGAGTGCCCAATTAAGCCCTGTGACTCTGTGCCAACCCGCACTAGTACCCTTCGCATTTGTTCTTGATACTTCTAATAAAGCGGCTGCGGTTCCTGCGTTATCTGCGTATAATCCCACTTCAAAATTTGCCTCTTCTGTTCCTCCAGAATTATCATACCATCCTATCTCTGTTATTATATTACTTCCCGACGGAGAAGTATCTTTTGTTATATTTGATTTTTCGTCTTGTAATGATGAAAACGCGTCGGGGTCACCATCTGGGGCTACCGTTACAAAACCACAATTAGTCCCAAGAACCAATGCCATAATTACGCCTCCCTTTCTACCTTAAATACCCAGAATTGATTGGGAGAGGTTGGAATTGGAACGATAGCAATCTTATCCGTATCTGCCGCCAAATTTAATAAGTCAATTTGCGTCTTTAATGCTGTACCATCAGTTGCTAGAACCGGGGTGCTTGCTGTTAAATCTCCACTTCCCATTATGCGGAAGTCACCAACTCGAATGACCCTGCAGAAACAGCCACATATAATTTAGCCCCACTCATTATTAAAGTTCCTATCTCTGCATGCTCTAAAGAAGATGCAGCATCACTTGGAACAACAAGAACTCTCGGTCTTAAAATATTAGTATCAGCGTCCATCTTTCTTTTTCTCCTTTGGCTTCTCTACTTTCAATGATTGAACATAAGCCAAAGTCTCCGGATTATCTAAGAATGCGCCTGCTTCATAATTTTCCTTTCCACGTGCTAATCTTCCTGCTTCACTCATCTTAAGCCCTCGTGTTAGTAATTTTACATATCTCGTTTGGAGCCTGGCTCTGGAATACTCCCCTTTCCCATCCCCGAATCGTTGTCTGTTTCCCGGGGTCTACAATCGTAACAACCTTCATTCCTTCTGCTTGTTTCCATACCATCCCTTGCTTTGCCACAAGAACAAATGCACTCTCCGCAGTCACAACTTCACTAATAACAATCGTCAATCCTAACAACTTCCCTACTCGTCCATTACTCATCACTCCGGCCTCGTATGTTGGGTGGTTTAGAACCTTAGTGTTAGAGATTATGTTTGTGTAGTCTGTTCCATTTACTACAAGGTGTCCGTTCCCTGCTAGTGCATCAATCCCATCTTCTCGTAGAGTTTGGATAGCGTCTAGGATGTCTTTGATAGGATCACGGTTTGCGATTGTTGCAGAATCCCACTCGTCCCCTGCGCCTATTGCTACAGTGTTTCCGTAGCCAGTTGTAATCGTTGTTACAGCGTCGTGTATTGCTTTATCAACTTGGTAAATAATTTTTCTTCCCAACCTATAAATCTTCCTTTGAAGCATTGGAACCGTTGCGTTCTGTTGGCTTTCCAAAGAGATAATAGCTTCTGCTGCATACTTCTGAATTACTGAAGAAACCTTTGTCTCCGTCACATCAATGTATGGGAATGGTGCGTATTGTGGAACCCCCTTTATTGCGGAACCAGTCCCGCCGTCTGTGGAATCAGCGTTTGTTTCTCTATAATAACTTTCCGTCCATGCACTAGAACTATCAACTGCGCAAAGAGCCTTCCATCTTTCCTCAATCTTAACAACTGCCTTAACTGCTGTATCAATAAATTCCTTTCTTAAATCTGCTTCTCTGTCTGTATCTGCCGCCATCTTATACCAAACTTCCTACATTTACTCTAACTACTTCCGAAGCCGACGCTGTCTCTAGAACTTTCCCAATAAATGCTCCTGTGACCATTTCAGCCTCTACTGCTTGCTTTACTAAATTAGCCCCCGATAAAGAAACAATACCACCAAGAGTCATTCCAGCACCTGCGTCTTTTAAATCCCAAATCCCATTCATAGCTACTGTTAATTCTGTAAGTCCATCTGCTGCGACCATTTCTTCCCAAGCAATACCACCAAAAACATTCTCCCCATCACTCGCCGTCACAGTATTAGGGTCAGAACTTAATTGCATAATCGTTCCCATAGGAATCGCACTTGCCGCTACTGTCTTTCTTTCAAAAATCGTTGGGGTTTCAATGCATACTGCTTCATCTGCCATATAATCGGTACACCGAATAACTATTTAAATGTTTAGTTTTTAGAGAAGCTCTGCGCCATACACGTATTTGTCCTTTTTCCAAGGACCCCAGTGGATAGACACCCCACCATTTTGGTCTTTATTGTGTTTTGCGAACACTCTTTTAACAATATCTTTAATCTCCTTCTTCGCTGTTGCGGGGAATACCAACTCAATCGTCTTAATCTCTCTCGGCATTAATTGTAATGCCCCTATATGTTTGCCTGTTATTTTGTTCTTATAATCTAAATAGACGCTTTGTAAATCTTCCAGACATCTCCGCATTAAGTTGGGCGCTCCCCTTAAAACCATATACTTGTGCATTATAACTCCTTGATTTTTGTTTTGTAGGTAGAAACGTTATGAGTTAATTCGTCCACTTGATTCTGTGCTGCGATGACGTTGCCCTTCGCAACCTCCAACAATCTCTCCATCTCTTTCAAGCATAAATTCCAACCTTGTCTATTCATAGTCTCTCAATATCCTTTTCTAATTGCGTGCCTTTAAAAAATTCCTTTGCCCCTGACTTTTTCTTCTCGTCTTCTGTTAGTTCCTTTGAGGCAATATGCCCGCCTGTATCTCCGCCAAGCAAACTCTCTGTTTTAAGTTTTTCTCCTCTAATAAGTTCTTCTTGAATTTTATTATTCCTTTCTTTAAGTCTAGCATACTCCGCGTCACTACTCTCCACAGGCGTATCAACTTTCTCTCCCTCTGTGTCAGTCGGTATTGTTTGTTCATCGTTCATAAAATATAGTGTGTCATCTCTACTTTAAATACTTTGTGGTGTCTACGCTCAACCCTGCTAGTGCCGCTATTGCTGTAAATATCATCGTCCTAAAAGTTCCGTTAATGCCGTAGTGCATAGCAAAACATTCCAATATTACTAAGCCTAATATAGCGACGATAATGATACTCTTGTCTACTGGTTTCATAATATCAACCCCGCTAACGCTCCATACAACAAAGCCTTCCAATAAATGCTCATTCTATTAAGTCCAATCCCCTAAAGAAATCTCTAGAATTTAATAATGATTCGCTTGGGTTTGCTATCTGGTTTAATATCTTCCCTCTAGCTACTACTATCTCTCTCCTTTGTTTGTCTATCTCTGCTTGTGCTAAATTATACTTACCAGTTATTTTTAATAATACTTGTCCTATGCTTGCTGTCTGTAACGCTGTCTCTGCGTCTATTAAACTCTGCTCAACCTCATTTATATCCTCTAGTGCCATAGTTGGGGTATACTCGTATAACTTTCCTTCCTCATCTATGGAAAATCCTAAACTTGATCCCTCTGGTATTTTTGTTAATTGCTCCCCTACCTTTGTAACCTCTGCTTCAATACCAGTAATCTTTTTTGTTAATATATTTGACGCTATACTCTTTACACTCCCTAACCCAGTAAAACCCAAAATAGACAAAGCTGTTATTTTTAATGCACTTGCTCCTGCCCTAGCCTTCGCTGGTGCTTCTAATACTGTTGCCGTGGATTTTACTACCTTCCCACTCGTAGACGCTTTGTTTAAAAAATTGCTTGTTGTTTCAACTAAACTTGGCGCTCCCGTAATTGCTGCGCTTGGTATACCTATTGGTAGGCTACCACCTAATACTTCCGCGTCCGTTCCTCTCGCTCCTGTTTGTATAACTTTGCCGCCTACGCTAACAGGCTCTCCGCTTAGGGCTGCTTTAATACCTGCTAATGAATTTAATGATGGGGCTTCTTGTTGGGGTTGCTCCTCTGGTTGTATTTCTTGTTGTTGTGCTTCTGCTACTTCATTTCCTGCTGTTATAGCCCTTATTGCCTCCTGTTTTCTCTTTATGTCTTCGCCTCTTGTTGGGAGACCTGCAACGTCGGCAGCGAAGACTGGGTCTTCTCTTAATTGTTTTTCCCTTAGTTCCCTTCTGGCTGGGTCTCTTGGACTTAATGCTCCTTTCTTTCTTGGCTCTTCTTTGTCTGCTTCAAAACAAACCCCATTCTCAAACGTCCCTCCCTTTGCTATACATGCTCTTCTCTTGCTTTCTGTATCGTCGTTGGGGCTTCCTTCGTTTACCATTATCTATTAGGTTTTGGTTCTGCCTCTGCTGGTTGTATAGCCGTCTGTCCCGTGTTCTTCTCTGCGTTCTCTTGTGTCTTAGGTGCTAGACTTGGCGGTCTATTAAATTTAATTTTGATTGCTACTTGTTGCCATAGTTGATTCTCCATGTCAATCTGTTCCTTGCCATAGATAGGCTCAAAGATTAAGTGTCCGTTAATCCCTCCAACCTCACTCGTTCCGTCTGAAGTAACCATACTCCTAGGCACTCCTCCAGTTTGGAATGATAGATTTTCGTTATAAGACAACCAGTTCTGTCTGTCTTCTGAGGACTTGCTTGGGTAAGGTTCTATTTTCGCTGTGTCTTCTGGTAGCCCTACCATCTCCCCATTCTTAACAGCGTTCTCTATCTGTGTATTAGCGTATGATATTTTACCTGCGTTGTTGGTCTTATAATACACAACCCCTAAAGCCTTGTCTCTATGTTTTATAACTCTCTCGTCCTCATAAGCCTCTATCATTGTGTCAATTACTTTCTTGTTAGATTGGATTAAACTTGTGCCATGTATCTGGTCGCCTATCTTTTTGTTTCTGGAATGGAGAATTTGCGCTGGTGTTTTCTTTACCCACTTCTTGCCGTTCCAAATCTCATATCTCTTTATACGTGTCCCTACATAAACAACCTTAACTCTCTCGGGAGAAATGTTAATTAAATTTATTAAAGCCCCGTCGTCATTCCTTACTATCTCCGCAAAACTATCCCCTACAATAAACTTAACTGCTTGGTGATTCCATATAACCTCATCAAACGTAGCCTTTCCGTCGCCGTCAATATTTAATAATATTCGTTCCATGTTCTTATCTTCTGTCTCCCATCCCTTCCCAAAGCCCCATGTGCATAAAGAATTAATCTGTGAACTTACTTGGGGGTGGTTGAAGTAGTAACCAAAGTCCTCTGCTGCGTCATCAAAGTAAACATAAGTTTCTTCTCCTCCTACATTCGCTGCGTCCAAACTCTTACTCTCTACGATGAAGTCTGAAACTTGGTTAGTAAAGTCCGTTGTTGTTGCTCGTGATAAGTTAAGTTCTGCCATTATACCGGGATTTTGAAAGGGATTGTTAATTGCATATCTGAACGTGGTGGGTCTCCTGTTATTGTGTCGTTTGAGAGGGTTCCTCTATTCGCTGCATCATGCCATACCGCGAACGTCCCTGTGGTATCTTCTACTGTGACCATCTTAAACTCTAATCTCAATCTGTCTCCAACTGCGAAGTGGGTGTTGGGTATCGTGAGTGTCATACCTACCCTTTTGGTTACGGTCGTCGCTGGTGAGCCAATAGTACTCGCGGTTATTTCTCCAACGATTTCCGTCTCATTATTATCGGGGTCTACATGAAAAATTCTCACTTTTGCAATTAGGGTCTCAACAGCCCCCGTCCCATCGGATACCGTCTCCCCAGTAAACTCAAAAAATCCCTGTCCTTCTATGTCTGTTGAGGCGAGAAACTCATGGTCAAAATTTATCTCGGTTGTGCCTGAGGCTGTTCTTACTGTTTTCCAGTTGTTTGATATTGGGTTGCTGGTCACTAACAAATCTCCTTCGGTGTTTCGTAATGCAAAAAATGTCTTATAGCCTATCGACGCGATAACGTCTTCCCAATTAAATATCGTGTTGGTTGGGGGCGTGGTTGTGTATGGCTCTTTCATTCGGTCTACCATTCTATATCAGCCTCCTTAATTCTCTTTAATGCTTGATTTGCGTATGTGTTTAGGACGTTCTTTTTATCT